AACAAGAACGTACGTACCAATCGTACGCCCACAGGTGGAGTCGAACCACACAAACCTGCATGTATCGCAGGACCGGAACCGTCCGGTTTGTTCATATCTCGTCGACCTAATTGGTACGCGACGCGATACGGCCACATAATAATGTGGACTCACTAACACACACATGATTTCATGACATATTTCAAACTATATGGTGTGTCACACGCGTTATTGGGGTGACTCGGATAAATCCGCCGTTTTCCCGCACGCAAACGCGTTATTGGGGTGACTCGGACTCCGTTCCGCCGTTTTCCCCTCACGCACTATCTCCACTAAGGTGCAAACGTCTCGATTGCAACTGCATAACTGGCGGGCGTAATGATCAGATGTGTATCAGTGATCGTAGACGCAACTGAAGTAAAAAGAAACTCCAACGTCTGCCCTGGCTCAGAAATGCTGACAACCAGACTTGTAACGCCAACAGCAGCACCTGTTAAGATAGTAGTGCCATTCAGCACTTGATATTGGAGCGCGGTCCCGCTGAGGCTAACAGCTGACCCAGAAACTATTCCAGTCCCAGAAATCGTGAACTGCAAATAATACTGGCCGACTCGATTGAAGGTTAGATAAGAAGGTCCAACTCCTACATCTAAACCACCATAAAGAACCGGTGCAGTACCGAAGGGTGTCGAAACAGCGACGGAACCATCTTCGGCTTTAACTCCAAACGTGCTCGCGAACAAAACAACTTCAAACTTGTTCTGCGGCACTCGAAAAGTGACATCGTACTCTACCCAAAGTTTTCCCCAACCGACAGCAGTAGCTCCATCGGTGGTACACACAAACATCGTGCCAGAATCAGTAAGTTTATAATCCTGGCTTGGTGCAAGAATGCCTAGACGAACATACTTATCTGTAAGTCCTCCAAGCATATCTGTTGGGCTGAGTGTACAAACGATATCCTTCCACGGGGCATCCTCCTGAGCGTCTCGAAAAGAAGACGCTTGTTGTTCGTTAGATGGAGGTGAATCATCCGGATCATAATCCGGCGCAAAGATAACACTCCCGTAGGTATTTGACGCAGCACGCGTGTAATATCGAAAGCAAAGACGGTTGAACTTATATTTCTCCCATCCCGCGGCTTCCTGCGACAACCACGGGAAAGTGGTGGAAATTCCCGGATTCAGGGAATACTTTCTTCCAACCACAAAGTCAACTGAGCCGTTAATCGTATCGATGAGTTCTCGATGAACAATTCGGCATTCATTTGCACTTCGCTGTGTGAACTTCGGTTGTCCACTTGCCACTCCGGTGGCATACGCGGCTGCGGCGGCCACCTGCCGCATTGCTCCTCCACGATTTCCATTGGTTCGACGTCGAGGCTGACGTTTCTTAGCTGCTCCGCGATTTCGTCCATTTGACAATGGGTTCTTACCCAGGCCATCACGATTTCGCTTGAAAGACTTCTTTACCATGCAAATCCAAAAAGTAGGGTACCTTTAAACTCTACTAAAACTTCACGTTTTTCGGGCCGCGGTTGTACATCGCCGCGTCATCCCACAAGGATAAAGCACTAGAACCAAACAGTGGAGCTCGGTTTACGTCATGAGCTGGACAATGCCTTTACACGTGGCGATCGGGTTCGGTTTACCGTCATGAACTGGACACGGGGCTCGGTTTACCGACATGAGCTGGTCCTTTATGCTCATTTATTTGCCTTGGGTCTGAGCTGGACCCTTGCTCGCTCAGCGGTCCAAAGGACCGCCGCACGTGCACTCAACCCCGCAGATGATGCACGCATTCTCCTGCAAATAACACCTCTCGCAAATTAGGTGCGTTGTCAGGCGCCCGTCAAACTCGGCAAAGCAGCTGGTACATTTACGTATGTCCTCAGCCGGAATTCCCTCAGCCCGCTTACCTTTAATCTTACGCCTGGCTTTCTCAATGATTTCGACGCATCTAGGGCACATCACGCCCACAGTCTTCCGTCCATCAAATTGAGCGCCACAAGCGCAATCTTTCACATGGTCAGGTACGATTCTCTTAGTCGTATTTTTGTTACTAGCCACATCTTTGGGTTTCACATCCTTGACCTTTGCCTTTGCCGACCCAGCAGTTTTAGCGCTTTCCGGCACCTGCTGTTTTAAACCCTCTTGCTGTGGGGTTTTAGTGTCGACATTGGTTTTCACATCGGCGGGCTCTTTGCCCTTGGCCTTTTTGTGTTCGAACTTGCACTTCTGTCGCGTGCAACCTTCGGGCGTGTTAAATGCCCGACAAGTCTTTTCAGCCTTTTTCACTTCTTGAGATGGCGGTTTCGTTCCAGAATGGCAATAGAAGCACGTATTTACACTTAAATCTTGCTGCTTCTTCTTGCTGATATTCTGTCCGCAGGCACACTTCCGTTCAGCTGCCTTATTATGTTTCTCTTTGAAGACTTTATCTACATCCTCGATGATCTCTCGATGGGATTTCCGGCCGAAATTGTCGTTAACACCTTCGTGCACAGTCTCGTCAGGTTTGTGCCCGGCATCGACCGCACGCTGCGCGCGGTCGGCGACGCTTTGATCTGCGTCGGGAACGGGATCGCCTTTAAACAGCTCCCCGTCCACTAAATAATCTCCCGTTTTGGGTTTCAACTCAACCTCAAGTGTTTTGATCGTCGGGAGCGCCTCGATCGTTTCGTCAGACTCACACCATTCGACGAAATTTTGTACGGCTTCTTCATAGCCGCCGAGGACTTCATGTACGTGTCGGTCCATCCAATCACGCCGCTTATTGTTACCACGATTATCATGGTCTTCAACAGCAGCTTTGGCGGAATACCAGATGGCTTCTTCATGGTTTTCAACCCCATGAGACAATTTTCGCAACTTCCTTGCTAGATCACCTAAAAGAGGCGTCTCAGCATCAGTTGCGAACAAGCAATCCGATATTGACTTCCAAACTTGGACATTCGGTACGCGCTCCGCAGGTAAACGTGATAAATGTATCTTATTCAACCTGCGTAACACGTCAGCCATACTATTGGCTTCACCCTCGAATATCTCCGGACCGTACAATCTGCCGGTGAACGGTACAGGCAGTGCTTCGGCGCACGTATAAAGTTTTATTTTCAGATCACGTCCATCGACCTGAAAACTTTGTAGCAACTTTTCGG